AACTGCTCGTTCGCTCAATTTTTGAAAGCTAAACTTTCGTTTAATGCATTCTACTTTGAATTGCTCAAACAAGTCTTTGTCTAGCTTGACGCTAGTTAACTGTTGGTTTTTTTCACTCATAGATTTTATTATTTATATTATCGGATATACATATATGAGGAGATCTGTAGGTTACAAATTTGCAAAAAATGATTTCAAATCTTCATTTGTTTTTTCTCCACTAGAATACCCCTTAAACTTAAATTGTACTATTTCTTCGGGTGGGGATATTCTCAATTTTAAATCTCTAAACTTAACGTAATAGTAAGTTGCTTTTGGATTAACAAAAATATCTAAACCAACCCCTTGAGTAAAGGGTTTGTTACATATTAATCTATATTCACTTATATTGAATTGATTTTCTCCTACCTCGTATAAAGGATAACCAAATACCTCGTGTTTTATTTCTGCTTTGCTTATAAATTGAGTAGAAATAACATCTATATCTTTTATAGGTCTAAAAGGGATTTGTTGGGTTAAAATTAGGGGGATACTTCCCCCTAACGAAATAAAAGAATACTTGTGTTGTATTGGGATATAATATCTATCTAAGATATCATAAATTTCTTCATAACTATTTATCATAACAATTTTTTAAAATACATCTAAATCCTCATCATATGCATCTTTTGGAATTAGTATGTTTCCATTTTTATCAACATCTACCATTATTTCAAAATCGTAATCTACAGGTAACCCTATATAAGTAGGAACTGAATCATTGTCTGTTACAATTAAAAGAGTTTCTCCATAATCTTGTCTAGCTACAAAGTATGAATTAGGAACTGTTATTTTTTTAAAGGTATCTAAATTAATGATACCTGTGGGTTCTCCTTCAGGCGCATCATAACCATATTTTTTGGCTATAGTCGAGATAGCATCATGAAGTGCAAGCATTTTTTCTGGGTTGGCAACCTGGTCTGTGGTTACAGATGAGGCGGCTTCTACAGGGTCTTCTCCATTTTTATATGTTTTGTAGAGTTCTTGGAAAGTGCCTCCATACATTTCAGATGCTCCATCTTCAACAGAGTTTTGGTAAAGATTAGAAACGGATTCTTCTTCTTCAGGTGATAAATCACCTCCATATTTTTTTCCTTTTAAGCGTACGTAAGGTACTTTTATGTATTCCATAATTAATAATTACTGTAAATAGGGTTATCGTATCTGTTCATAAATTGTTCTTCTTCAAAACTTACTTGATATTTGTTTTTAGGATCTGAATTATCTATAAAGATAAATAAGGGTCCCTTTTCAACATACCCCTCAAAATAGTCTGAGGTATTTCCAGTTGCTGTACACCATTCAGTTCCAGATCCAAGTTCACAAGAGGTTGGGTATAAATCTTTTCTTCCTTTAGGGATCATATAAACTGAGAATCCACTAAAGTCACCTATTTTAAGATCTTGGAATTTTTCTGTTTTGGAAATACCTTTTTTAGCTGATGGGTCTTGTTCTTCTTGAGATAATAAATCAACTGATTTCTCAATAAATGCTTTAATTTGTTGAGGTGTTTTAATTTGGTTGATATCTGATGTAGGGTATTCTTTTTTTCTACGTTTAAAGATATCTAAATATTCTTCATATTTGTATATGTCTTCTGATTTAATAACGGCAGGAGCATTTTTAGAGCCTGCAACCCTAGTTGTTAACCAAGTAGCAAAAGCACTATCATTTTTAGATGCTTTTAATATTGCATCAAAATTTTCTTGAGAAATTCTTCCAGTATTAACAAAGTCAGTTTCTAATTGCTGAATAGAAACCTCATTAATCGCTTGAGATTTTGTCGTTAATTGGTTTTCAGCTAAAAATTTTCTTAAATCAAACATATTCTAAATTATATATTATACATATGTAGCAGAACACAAATGAGTTTTATGAAATGGACACCACTTACAATTGTTGTTTTCTCTTGGTTGGTGGTCTACGTCTTTAAAACCATTGCGATCAAATGCTTGTTCTATAAACGATTCAATAGATTTAGTGGCTTTGTTTAGCTTCACTTTACCCGACGCAGGTTTGAATTGTTGTACACGTTTGATAACGTAAGTATCACTTTCAAATACTTTACGTTTTACAATCATAAACTCAATCTCAATATTATCTATTGGAAAATTGTATAATTCAGAAAAGTATTTTTTGTAGGTAATAAGTTGAAGTTGTTTGTTTTCGTCAGATTTTTCTTTCTTACTCCAACCTTGTCTACTGGTTTTAATATCTATAATCTTAATTTTGTTAGTTGGCTCATGATATAAAACAACATCTAAATACCCTTGAAACATTACGTTTTGTAATTTGGGGTTTGGAGTTACTATAATAGGGATTTCACATCCAACTAAATGCCATCCTCGTTTACCAAAATATTTTGTTTTGTCCTTTGCAAACTCTCTTATAATTGCTACTCCATCCTCATAAAACTCTCTCAATTCATCTGGGGATACAAAGTGTTGGTTGTTGTTTGCTTTGTATTGGGCTTTGTATTCTTCACGAAGTTTTTCCTCTAGCATTTCAGATGTGTTTAAACGATCTGCTGCTGCCCCACTTTGCTCATACATTACAGTAAGGTAATGTTGGAGCGTTTCATGTAATGCAGTTCCAAAAACAGTATGAATAGAAGAGGTAAATTGCTTATGTCCTTCTCTATATTGTAGTGACCATTTTTTAGGGCACTCATTGAACATAGACATTTGAGAGTACGAAATAGACTTTTGTGTTGCGTAGTCTATTTGTGGTAGTTGTTTTTCTCTTACTTCTTTGAGTATAACAGGAGGTTTCTTTCTCATAACTTAAAGATAAAAAAAGAGCTTGGAAAATCCAAGCTCTCTTAATTTTTTGAAAATACCTTTGATAGCGGTGAAAAGTATTCTCTTGCTATAACTAGCAAACGGTCCTAAGCCGTCTTGTACTGGCTTAGTAATTGCTCGTTTTTAGCGATCATTTTAAGGTACTTTGCCAAATTGGTTTTGTTACGGCCTTTCTTGCCTTTTTTTCTTGCTTTAGCCATCTTATTTGATAATACCTGCTCTTACTTGCAGCATTTTACGTTCAGCGATTTCTTCTTCAGTTGTACCTACAATTGCATTGTAGTCGTCCATTGTTAGAACTTCTCCTTCTTCGCTTAAACCAATGATGTTTTCTGCTAAATCGTGTAGATCCATATCTGTTTGAGCATCTTCACGAGCATATTCCAATAAGCGGATGAATAGAGGAACGTCTACTGTAATTGTATCTTTTGGATTCATCTTAGTAGTTGTATGGTTCTTCAACTTCTTTACCTTCATCTAATTCATCTTCACTTTCATATCCAAATTCATCATTCAAATAATCTGTTAATGTTACTGAAGGGTTTTGTTCAGCATATGATATCATAGAAGAGATCAATTGTTCTTGATCCATATCCATCATTCGATCATATATCATATCATCGTTTTGAAGTGCTTCTTTTACTTCTTCTTTAGCTTCTTCCATTTCTTCTTTGATCTCATATTTTTGACCTAGGAAATGTTCAAAAGCATCTTCGTAATCTGCTTTAGCACGAGATGGGATTTGGGTAATTGCTCCAATTCCTACAATTCCACCTGCAACATAATGCTCGTTAAGTGAATCTTTGTCAGTGTTTTCAACTTCTTGGTTGATAGCAGCAGCATATTCACCTTCTGTGATTATACCTGAAAGCATTTGCATGCGTAAAGTTTCTTTATCCATTTTAAGTATTTTATTATAAATATTAGCCCTTTAATATTCGTTCAAGTTTTTCTAAATACAATATAGCATCCATATGTTCTTGCTTAGCATGTTCGATCCAATCTAAAACACTTAAATCGTTTCTATCTAAATCAGTGCCATATTTTTCTTTTCCAAAACGTGCTCTAGATACAAATTGATCAATTACTGAATCAACTATTGAGTCTGTTTTATGGATTGTTCTTGTTTTTAGTGGGTCGTTTGGGTCTGTCCCAAATGTTTCTCTGTTTGAGGTCATTTTTTTAATAACTTAGTTACTTCTTTTTCTTCGATCCCCATAGAGTACAAAACGTGTCGTACACCATGTTCGCGTAGAATATCAATGTATTCTTCAGCTTCGCCTAAACTGCATTCAAAATGTTTTGCTACGTACTCTACCAAAGTAGCAGGCTGTCTCTTTGTTCTTGATTTAACGTACTTCAAGAACGTTTTAGCTTTTGGGATCATCTCTCTATAAATTGTATATGTTTGTTGTTTGTTCTCGTATGGTAGAGTTTGAACAAAATTAGCTAATTCAACATAATTTATATTCATAGATACATATCGATGTATCATGTAAGAGTTCCATTTCTCCCACGATTCTTCCGAAATATTTTCGATGGGAGTTTTATAGAGGGTGATTTCATTCAACCACCCCCATATATCTTTTATTTGCTTCTTAGAGGTCAAGGGCAATGTCTTTATATTCCTCACGAATGTCTGGTGGAAGTGTATCTAAAATAATTTTTTTAGATTCCAAATCATAAAATACTGGGATTGGGATGAGTGAATCTTCTTCAGCTCCGATCAAAAATTTGGATACTTTACGTAGGATAACTGCTTGTCCAAACAATTGTCCGCCATCAAAACCGGTTACGGCTGTGGTGTTTTTAAAATCGATGTTTAATCTAGGTTGTTCTTGCATTTTATTGGTTTTTATTGTTTAATTTATCTTTTCTATAATCTATAAAGTCAGCTATAAATCCAGCTGCCACAATTATGTTCAATCCAAGTGACATTATAATTTCATGTATGTCAGCATAAATAGTTGTCATCAAGTGGATATGACCGATTGTCCAGAAAGGTATGGCCAAATTTTGAGATATC